ACTCCATTTGTAAGAAAATATACACTCATCATGGCAAGTATAAATCCTAACCATCTAATAGGTTCACTTGCTAATCTGTAAAATCTTATTTTCATAGTTTTTTTATCTCCTTTACAACACCAGTTGGAATAACATTTGTATCGCTAAATGTACTTTCAAAGCTATCGTAGCTGCTAAATGTCCATATAAAATCTTTTGTTTTCTTAAATATAAAAGCTCTTGTAATAACTTTTGAACAACTCATTTTACTTAATTCATTAAAATCAGACCAACCACTATTTCCTGTTGGATCAATCCAAGTTATTTCATAAAAAAAATATTGTCTATGATCTACAATGCAATATTGATGATCTGATTTTCTAATTTGTTTTTTTGTCATTTCTTAGTAATTTTATGTATTCTTTAAGTGCTTTATTTTCTATTGATAGTAGTATTATTCTTCTTCTAGCATATTTAAAAATTCTTAAAAGTGATTTCATTTTTTTGTTATCATTTATATTTATAAGCAAAAATCAATTTTTTGACTCCCTTATAATATTGTTTAGTGAACCAGTTGTTACCTTTTCTCCTTACTGTTATTCCTTGTGTTTTTCCCAAAAATTCCCAATTATCAGCTTTATAAATAGCACCCGTTCTTGGTGGCTCAACAAAGGTAACTAAACCAATTAAATTAGTTTTGTATTTATTATAATAATCTTCAAAAATTTTGTTTCTAAAAATTTTAAGTATTTTAGTACCTAAATTTTTATCGTCTGTTTTTGTTACTATTCTATAAACATTATTGTTTAAAAATTGTAAATCGTTATCAATATTAAAATATTTTCTAAAAATTGAGTAATTTAATGGTGGAGAAGCACCACTAATTATACCTATTGGAGAGTGTCCATCATAAATTATATAATTTATCTGCCTACCTACGATTCCCTTACTTTGTGGATAATGTTCTATATACCATTTAACAAATAATTCATCAGACTTTTTTACACGTTTTAAATTTAAACCAAAATCAAATAAATCTAAAGGAACTGATGCGTTTGCATTATAGATCATTCCAGAATGACCTTTTCGTCCAGTTTTTGATTTATCAATACAAGGTTTGCATTTTAACTTACCAAAAGTGTTATATACTTTTGTTTTATTTCCACATTTAGTACAAATTTTCATAAATTCATTCTATATCTATCTCTCCTTCACCATTACAATCATCGCATTTGACCCAAGTTTCTTGTTCTGCAAGGTGATAGGGTACAGATAAAAATTTTCTTCCTTTGCAGGTTGGACATCTTATTCTGGTATTATCTCGTCTTTCCATTTGTGTTTTAGCCATTTTTTCCCATCTTTTAAAATAATATTATATTCTCCCCAGTTACCAACAATCTTATCCCCTGAATGTCCATTACTAATATTAGTTAATTTATTAGTATAATTGTTTAGTATAGCGTTGTTGGTGGTTAATAGGTGGTTATCGCCTGAAACTTGTGCTTGGAATTTATCGTAATTACTTATCGAAATGATTGAAACTGATGCGTAAGGGTGGTTATCATGTGGTTTGCACTTGGTTACTCTTACATCAATCATTCGTTTTTTTTTCAACCTTTGTATAAATGACCTCATAGTTGAATATGGCATTTTCCATATAGCTGCATTTTTTCTAAGAGGAAATATTAATTCACCTCTTTTAACATAAATCTTATTATCTATAAACCTTAACTCTCTATTGCTATGTGATGCGTTAGATACCATATATAACCATATTGCTGATTCAATAACATTATGAAAAGCTGGGTGTTTCCAAACTTTGCGCCATGCTAAAAAAAATCCACTATTCCTCATTGATTGCTTCTAATACCTTTTCCAATAATTGTTTTTGTGTTCCATATTTTTCTTCAAATGCTTTTGGTGTAGCATGAACTGAAAAAGAACCTTGATGATGAAATTGACACAAAGGTATAACTTCATAATTACTTGATTTTTTACCCATGCCGAGACCAGCATATCTAATATGATGAAGATGTACTAAGCTCATACCGCAAATGATACAACCAAGTGCTGCAACTTTGCTCATATGCAACTTTTCTTGTTTTGATTTATAAAGTTTCTTCTTCATATCTATTAAAAAGTTCTTCTTCAGTTATAATTTCTTCAGATAATATAACATTTTTTAATTGTGAATTATATTTTTGATCTACTGTAATCAATGTATCATTATGACAACCACCATGAGAAACAATTAAAATTTCTTTTTTTTCCTTATAAAAACCTGTTTTTTGTTTCTTTCCATTTATTTTCATTTCAAAAGGCATTCCATTAGTATTCCAACCAAAAGATATACAATAACCATTTGGTTTAATTATTCTTTTTATTTCGTGAGCATATCTTGAAAATTGTTTAATTTTACCAAAACCATCATAAACTTCGTTTATTTGATGTATTGAGTATGGTGGATCAAATAATATGCCATCAACAGAATCATCATCAAATTGCTGTAAAAATTTCAAAGCATCTAAATTGTAGTTTGTATTATAAGCTGAATTTATGTCATTTGTAATTAGACGATCTTTGAAAATACTATCATTTGCAAAAGGATCAATCCATTTACCTTTTAAATATTTACAAATTAAATCTTTAACTGGTTTTATTGAAAAAGTATTTTTATTAGGCATAGCCCATTTTCTAACTATTTTCGTTTCCATACTACACACTCCCTTTTGTATTTACTTAAAACTCTTTTGTTTGAGTCTATTATTTTTCCCTCTACTTGTAGTTCTCGTATTCTCGCACACACAGAACTTAATGGTATTTCCATTTTATCTGCGATTTGATGGTTCGCAAGTGGATTATCAAGCAATAAATCATAAACTTGTTCTTTTAATGTTAGCTTATTTTTTTTTTTATAATAAGCGTTTTTGCTTGTGTTAGATTTTTTTTGGTATGCTTTATAATTAAATAAATTAACTTCTTCCATAATATCCTTTCGTTTGCGAGGTAGGCAATTAAGGGAAATGCCTACCTCAAGTCTTTCGACTATGTTTAAACAAAGGGTTAGGTGTCTTTAATTCCTAATCCTAAAAAGGATATTAATAAGTTATATTATTAATAATTTACATATATCCTTCTTTGCAAATCAATACAATATTTAGTATCTAATATCAATACTTCTACTAATAATTGCATATTTTATAATAAATCATTGAAAAATAAGGTTTTTTTAAAAATAAAAGTACAACTGAATACTTGCATTTAATTTACTCACCTGATAGTTTTGTTTTATGTTTAAAAAAACAAAGGAGAAAAAAATGAAAATAAAAAATAAAAGTAATAATCTAAAAGATTATTTGGAAGATCAGAAACTTATCAAAGCTGTTTGTAGCAAAGAATTTAAAGAGTTCTTAAATAATTTTGAGAATATTTATAATTCTATGGAAAAACTAGGTTGTTTTAAAAATTTGAAGGGAGATAAATAATGAAACATAAAATAACATTAACTACCGAAGAATGTTTTGAAGTAGTTGAAATATTAAAACAACATATTGAACAAAAAAATGTAGATAAAGATTTATTATCTGCTTTCAAAAAAATAAATATAAAATGCTCTGTTGATTATTCAAAAGTAAATTTTGACTATGTTATTAAAGACTTTGAGCCAAGAAGGAGAAAATCTAATGCTGATATTCAAAGGTAAAGCAAAAAATTTAAATATTAGTAAAGAACTAGAAAAGAATTTTGGTGTGTACTTCCATCCAAAATGTACGTTAAATCAAATACATAAAATAGGAGATGTTTATGCAACTAAACACCATAAAATCTCGAAACCAAAATCAACGATACTTCAAGTTGATAGAAAAGGAGAATATTTTGAAGAATAAGTTGAAAAAGCTTAAAGAGCAAAAACAAAATATAGCTTATAAAATTGGTATCGAGAAAATAAACGTAATATAAAAAAAAGGAGAACAAATGATAAAAAGGATATTAAGGTTAGGGATATTATTGTCTTTACTGAATGCTTGTGTTCCAAGCATTGTCGTAGATACAAAAGGAAGATCTGGAACTTTTGATAAATCCAACGCAGAAGAATTAACTAACGATAGAATTATCTGTAATCAGATTGTAAAAGAAAATGTCAATCTTACTTATGATTATTCTAAATTTGC